TTATGTTTGAATGGAGTAGTTTTCCATCCGAATTTCTTGTACTGTAGGTCATCAATAGAGATAGCACCGTCCAGTTCAGGGTTAGAGTTGATTGCTCTGGTAATCCTATCTTCGTGATTGCCTAGAGTCATATACAATTTGGGTTTGTATCTTTTCTGGTGTAACTTTGCCCTCTGTTTATTGTATTTCTTTAGTGGGGCAAACAGTTTCTCCTGCGCATCTATAACTGCGGCTATATCTTTCTTGTATCTCCGCCCCTCAAATCCCTTGGTTCCCTTGTCGTATGATGAGAGCGATGGCATATCAGCCATGTCGCCCAGACATACAACATACTCAGGCTTATTCTCAACTATGTAATTACCCAACGCAGTAAACCTGTCGTTGTCATAGTCAGGGTGAGCATGAGGGTCACCGATTATTAACAAGTCCACGTCTTTCTACCTCCTTAATGATTGCTTCGTTTCTCTCGTCTATCGTACTATACGGCCCTTTAGAAGCCAAGTAAGTATTCTCGTTATCTGAGAGCATATAATAGTAACCTTCCTTTACCTTGTATCTTTCTACTCTATAGTGAGTTCCTTCAATCCTTCCGAACCCTGCTTTCTCCCAGTTTATCTTTATCATTCTTTATCCTTAGTGAACTCCACTGTCTTAACTCCAGACACTTCTTGAATGTATCGAAGTGATCCTTTGGTTCAAATACTTTCTGCTCGTATTCTCCTGTTTCTTTGTCAAGTCTTAGTATTATCCCCAAAGGCCACCGTTTCAACCCATCAATCCTCTTGATTGCTTGGGCGTATGCCGTAACCTGTAGGTGGTATGGCTTGTAGATTTTCTTGGACGTTTTGAAATCTATTACACAAACACGACCATTAATCTTTGCCACTGCATCTACGGTTCCAGCATATTTAAATCTGTCACAGTATATCTTACGCTCTGAGTCTATAAACTCTACACCGCAGTTAGTTTCCCATCGAAGGAACGCATCTATACTAGGATTTGTTGTTGCGTTAAAAGGCTGTTCGTTAATATAATTCTCTATCCATTTATGCGTATAGTTGCCTATCTCCAGAGCCTCGTCAATGATACGATGGTATTCCTTCTCGCCTACACTTAGCGCCCAGTCAGTTAAGTTCTTGGGAAAACAGCCGTCAACCACGCGAGTGACTGACGGCACTTTAATCCCATCGACCTTGTACGAATGAGCATTGTCATCGTAGTCAAGGCCATACTCTCTGCCATTTTTATATGCAATAATCATTAGAACGGTATATCGCTGTCGATCTCCTTGTCAGAACGTGTGCGCTCAGACCCCGGCTTAGACCATAACTCCTTGGCCTGTTCCTTGGTAAGAACTTTAGTATCGCCACAATACTTGCTTACAGATTCACGATCTAAAGCACGAAGGCTTAACTTCAGGTCAGGCGCTCTATCGTTGCCATTCTTGGCTACCTCTTTAATGCCGACCCAATGCCATCCGGGTTTCTCTACATATATCTTACCCTTGAAGTCATCCATCCACTCTTCACGTTTGTTATCGTTAGTCCATACACCAGTTTGATTTTCAACTACTGATTTCTCAGTCATTTTCTTTTCCCATTTGTCTAAGGTTTTTTCCCACTCGCTCTTCTCATAGAACCAATCAGGCTCGTCTGAGATTTGCTTGCTCTGTTCTCCACGTTTCCCAGATGACTTGCGCTGTTCCACGATTAGCCCTCATGGTTTCGTAGTCTGCTACTGCGTTCTCGTAAGTTTCCCTCCATTGTTTATACTCCTTGCTACGCCTTACTTCGTTCTCTGCATCGGCTATAGTTTTTTGGAAACGTCTAGCCTCTAGCATACCAGTTGCTACCACTATCTTCTCGTCCTTCTCTAATCCCTTAACCCTTGCCGACAACTTACCGTAGTCATCATCTGACTCAGCAAGATAGTTAAGTATACCTTCTACCTTTTCTTCACTCACCAACATATACTAATACCCCCTGTTTAAATGCTTTGTCTAATGTTTTCCATATCAGTTCAGCCTGATAGTCTAGGATGCTGGCATCGCCATTATGTACCGCGTCATGGCATTTGTAACACAGCGCCATCACTAACCAATCGTTAGCCTTCATGCTTGTACCTCCACCACCCCAAGGGAAGTACCTACCCTTGAGATGGTGCGCTACTATGGTATCATCCTCTATACCACAGTTAGTACAAGGCATGGACTGCGCTACCCATTTGGTGTAGTCTTTCGATCTCCACCTAACATCTTTAATTAGTTGCATTATATACCACACACTCCGGTTAAGCATTGCTCTTCAGTGTTGTCCTCATAGATAACACCACGCTTAGACATCGCCTCCCCCCATGAGCAAGGAGTCAACGGCTGACCACCTCTTGATCCATCAGGATAGAAAGTCAAGCCTCTCAATCCGTGGGCATACCTCTTGATTATATCACTGAACCAAGGAACCAAGTCCTCATTGTTCTCCTCTGACCCCCACGCCGGAAGGTTTACAGTAGAACTGATCGCATGATCCACATATTTCTGTAGTTCATACTGGAATGAAATCCTTTTCTCTGGATACTTGGCTAAACTTAATGACGTTTCAATATTATTCATATCATCATCAGAATAATCATATCTCTTCTGCAAATCAACAGCGATATTCTCAGCAACATATTGGTTAAGCCAACGCTTTGATCCAGATAGATATCTTCTGCGATAAGCCGCCGCGAAAATCGGCTCGACACCCGATGTAGTACCAGCAAGGATTGAGATCGTCCCGGTTGGAGCGATTGCCCGATACCCTTTAGGCTTTCTCATGTAATGTCTTATGCACTTTTTGTTAGCGGCCTTCTCACTCTCTACCTTGTAGATCTTCAGCCAAGACTTTAGTTCTTCAACCATCTCGTACTTGTATCCGCGCTTCAATAACCATTCGTGCATACCCATTAACCCAAGCCCTAGTCTACTGTTTTGCCGTCTTGTTTCGTAGACTTTTTCATAAGGTAACTCAGCGCGAACCAATCCGCAGACAAGAAACTGAGAGGCGAATTGAACAACCTCTTCAAACCTTTCAATGGTTTCAATGTTCGCCATATTGATGCTACCAAGGTTACATACATCACTGTCATCTTCACTTGTAATCTCAGTACAAGCATTTCTAAGCGTTTCATTCTGCTTATCCCCAAAGTTAAACGAGAATCCCGGCTCTCCTGTCATCATAGCCTGACGTACATTGAATTCAAATGATGGGTGATCCTTATTGTTCAGCCAAGCATCATCATAGTTCACACTAATGTTCATCTGATCTAGCGGAGCCTTGTAATTAAAGTCATTCATCTTAGCATCTGATACGGTGAATGGTGAACCATCCTCCTTGAACGCCCCCTGTATAGGGATATCATGCCAGTTCTTCATCTTCATGAAGTCCCAGATATCCTCATGTTGCCAGTTCATACTGCCATATAGTGCTGACCTACGGCTACCACCCTGCATAACCTCACGACCAATGGCATTGACAGCCTCAAGCCACGGCAGAGGGCCAGAGGATACACCTCCAGTCCTACGCAATGGCCTACCAGATGGTCGGAACTTGCTTACATCAATACCGATCCCTCCCCCCGTCATAAGACAGGAGCCAGCACGTTTCCATAGGTCAGCCCACTCCTCCCGAGTATCTTCTTCCGCTCTGAGTAGGTAGCAGTTGTTATAGAATCGCGCCTCTCTCCCTGCATACCACAGGTATCTACCACCGGGAAAGAACTCCTGATTGTTGATGATGTTATACATCTCATCCAGTTCTTCGGGAGACATCAAGGGATTCTCCTTGCCATCAGCAGTACCGCATACACTGTTGACAATCGAGTGAGCCTTGTCGCTCCACGTTTCGTACTGATTACTGGCGTACTTACGCCTGAAGATATCTTCTCCTAGTTCTGTTTTAAATGTCACGCGGCCTCCTTAGCCTTACGTTTGAAGTCCTCTGATTCATCCTCACCAAACACACCGTACTTGTAGAACCCTGAAATCTTTAGCACCACTCTGGATAAGGCTCTCTTCTCCGCTATAGCCGAGTGATACGGAGGGTTTTGCTTGGTATTTTTCGGGGTGGATTCACCAAAAGATTCAACAGTTACATCACCCTTATTTGCTATAGCCTTTATTACTACAAAGTCTGGCTCCATTGATACTACCTCATACTTTACTTGTATATTATTATGGTATTGAATCTTCTCAATACCATTACGAGTAATGATAGTTAGCCCTTTGCCATAAGGCAGGTCGTATGTATCCTCATCCTTGACTAGTCCGTTAGCCATGAACAACTCGCGCAACATCTCATTCTTGGTACTCATTTAGTCCCTCCATAGGAGTCTGGCCCTTGAGATTCTTCGTCTATCTTAATCCATGAGTAAGATAC